CCATAGATGAATTCAGAGAACTACTTAGAGCAGTTGAGTCGTCCCCGCTCGGGATGAGCGGACCTCAATACGCTGAGGATTTTGTTTAGATGTAGCATCGACTTAAGCACACGGGCTGTTTATTGCTCGTTTGTTTTTATATCCTTTATTCCAGGATTGCCGCTGCGCTCCGGAAATGGGACCCCCCTCGTACAAGTTGGCCGACTTGTACGCCGGGTACCAAATCCGACGGTTGCAACACATCATGGATACTTCACCTAGTACCCGAGAGATACAGCTTTTCCGAGGGTTCCATACCTCTACCGGCTAATCGACGGTAAGACACCTCTCTCCTTGTGTCATAGGGGATTTTGTCGCAATGACGTACAGGGGGGTTAGTCCCATACGTTCATCACCTAGGCTCTTCCTGCCACTCCACCGGTCAGTGACCAAGTGAAGGGTTGGGCTCACGACGAACAAGAGCGAACTCTTTGGTAGAGTACTTCTTGCCGTCAAGCGAAAGGGTGGAGCAACTACACTTCACCTTCGAGATCATCTTTGGGATGACCCGAATTTGTGCTTTCGCGCAGCCATCAATGTAGAGACGTTGATGACACCCCTCCTCATGTTCGACATCTGATGCCCAAAGGGCAAAGGAGTTCAGAGGTTGACTGGCGATATCAACCTGGGTCTCAGTCACTGTGGTAGCCGTAGCCGTGACTGTCACTGTTGCACCAAAGGCAGTGACTACAACTTTGTAGACTCGCATGGCGAGCGTACTAGCACTGTTGATACAGGTGCCGAATCGACTAGTAACAGTACAATTCGAAGTTGCTGAAAGACCTAAAGCCGAGATGACCGTTCCTGTCATGCTCAAGCTCACTGAATACTCACCGGGATTTTGAATTGTAATTACTCCAGTAGTTGCATTACAAGAAATCCCTCTAGCGTCGGCGTCTACAGCTGCGGATGTTCCCATCGGATTCGCAGCAGTCGTGGCCGTAAGACCATCGATGTAGCCCCCAGAAATGTAGAAGTCAGTAGACCTCAACTGGGGAGTAAAGAGTCTAACTCGATACTCGACGTAGAGATAACCAACCAGCGCGGCGCTGGCCTGGTTTTCGGTACAGATGAAGAAATTTCCGACATCGTATAGCTTAACATCGGAACCGCTTGCCACAGCAGCGTCTCGTACGAAACGCTGCTTGAACTTGGCAAGGTCACTCCTCAGACACCTCATCCTGAGGTTCTGCCAGGGAGCTCCATCGATAAAGCTCTGATAGGATTCAGCTTGAATCGATGTCTCGGGCGCAGAGTCACTTGCGTCGTAGTCCATGACCATCACAACATCGCCGAGGGCGGTTGTGGCAGTTTTGGTCTTATAGACGAAATCCAAAGATTCGAAGTCGTAGGACTCAAATCTATTCGCAATGGCTGAGAGCCATGGGAAGGATTCGACCATACCGGGATTGACCTGATAGCGGGTGGTGGTGAAGGCAACGGAACCGAGCACTGTTCCGATCCGCTCTCTGTGGGTGACGATGCATGATGCACCATCCCGAGCGTACTCCACCTTAGGGGCGTGCCACTTGGTGACACTGCTCACAGCAACGGGAGCCATCTGGGGCGTTGCTGGACCAGAGGATTGCTTCTTCGATTGTTTCGACTGAGAAGGAGCATTCTTGGGTTTTGATGCTTTGGTTTTTGGACCAGGCATGTTGGACGTTGATTGATTAGTTGATTGTGGGGGAGCCCCTGCAACTAACAGGAGACTGTTCATCCTTACATATACGTTGGTACCGAATGCTCAGGCCGAAGTGGCGGGCAACGTAGTACTGGGCGTACCCATCCGTGCAGTCGTTCGACAAATTCCGTTTCAGTAGGATAAGCGAATGATATCCCTTAAAGAAACTTAGTACGGCATTTTACCCTGTGCAGGAACCGTTTTGGATGGTCTATGTGTAAGAACCCCCTACCTTAACGATGGTAGCCGGGTCGTTTTAACGTGCGCCGCACGTGAGTGACTCAGATGCTCTGGAGGACAATATCCCTAGCGTACGCCAGAAGTTCGTCCTCATTTGGAACAAGGAGGTGTCCATGATTCGAAAGATGCGCAGCGCAGTCTTCGATACTTTCACCTCTCCCATGTCCGCAGGTACCATCGCAGATATGGGCTATCGAGTAGTTAAGGCGGTAGGAACCATCCTTTCCCTCGATCCTTGTGCCATTCTTGGCATTCCATCTTTGAGCCAAGCACTCTTGGATCACTATCCACTTGTAGTCCGTGTTACTCCAGACGGATTCATTGGACTTGTGCCAAAGTGGTCCTAAGTTGTTTTCCATGTGGTCATGGAATAACTTCTCAAGTGCTTTCCCACGAAGGGTGTCCGAATTCTTTGCTTGCTCCTCAAGTGTACAATGACTTGAAGCAGCAAACAGGCTCAGCCGGAGATGCTCCGTGGCATAGTCATGAATTCGACTCTCCTGTTCGAGATCAGATCTGGGATCGATCCGGTGGGACCTCAACAACTCCTCCGTGGACTGGTAGTTGTGTTCGCCCGGTCTCCTCGTTCTAGTAACGATGAAACCGGAGCGCACCTTCCGTTTAGAAAGGAATTTCTCGCCAAGTTCTGGATATCTCTTAACCGTGTCCTGTCTGGACGGTGTCAACCAAGGGGCTCTGACATCATCTGACAGCTGGACAAAGGACTCCGAAAAGTCCTCATCGCCTTCCTCCTTAACCTTTAGGAAAGGGTTATTCTCTAGAATCGATCTAGCAAGACGCTGTTGATCGGGAGTAATGACAAAAGAGAAACCAGGAACGGGAATCTGGCCGAATCCTCCGACAGATTCGGGAAGAAACAAATTACCGTGGATTTTCTTCTTCCCACAAAGAATTTCTGTCTCACGACGAAGATCTTCTGTATGGTACTTTAGGTACTGTCCAAGATATAAATTCTTCCTTGGTCCGCGGAAGCCGCGACAAAGTTCAGTGATAACCGAAACATGACTACGAGACCCAGTCTCATCGTCACCCCCCATCACCTTGCCCTGCCCGAAGAAGAGACCGGAGTTGAGATAAGGAATATGTTGTGGAACACTTCCTACCTTGCCTATTTCATAGTGGAAACACATGGAATTGGCATTGGCGACCGTCGGATGGTGGTAAGCCTTTCCGACAGACATCTCTAAGCCCATCTTCTTGCCCATAGAGATGTGACGCTCCCATATGCTCGTACGAGCACAATAGAGCATATCATCTCCGTTGACAAGGACACCCTTCATCCTCTGAGAGAGGGGTCGGGGGTCTTCTTTCGTAATCGCCAGGTATAGACCGAGATTAGCGAGGCACAGAACCGGGAAACTGAGAATCGATCCCATCAGCTGTCCATTACGTTGCTGAACGGGTTCAATTTCCGGCTTGTACGGGACATCAGGATAGTGACAGACGTGGGGAGCCAGGACTTTCAAAAAGTTGTTCTTCATCCCCTCGGGCAGATCACGAATTAGTTCCTTCATGATACTAGCGGAGAGACGAGCCGAAAGCCCGTCGGTCGCCGCCGAGTAGTCTACACTCATCCATTCAAGTCTGCCGGAACCAACGGCAGCACCATTCCTTATCAGACCCACCAAGTCTGACTCTTCCAAAGGTTTACCTATCAATCTGAACGCAGGGATGCGTGGAGTGAATCATGCAGACCCTGCTGCAGTGGTTTACTAAGGTAGTACGGAATGGCTTCTCCTTTGCTGATTACTCGAACTTTGAGGGGTTCGAGGACGGCCATGATTCCACAGTTGATACTGCGGTTCTCATCCAACTTATGCTTCATAAGGTAATTGGAGAGAGAGTCAATTGCGTCAGGGTATCCAAATTCCAGATGGAGGTAATTCACCACGAATCTCCCTCCGATGACGGCTTTAGGATAAAATTGCATGCAAAGAAGTTCAGGTGCTACGCGATATGCAGGATCGTATTCCTTCCAGTTCGAGTACCGGGCAAGGCCCTGCGGAACTTTAGGATTTCCGATCGCATCGGACGCGAACACCGGAAGGTAGGATAGATATCCTCTTTGTCCACCTTCGGTTCTTGTGGCCTCATGGCAGGCACTCCGACTCATGGTATGAGAGAAGCGGAAACGCTTGACATAAAGATCTTGTGAATCGCTGCGATCACACAGACCCTCATACACTGAGGTTCGGGGCTTTCGGGCCGAGACTGTCCGGTAAGTACCAACAGTCCCGTCCTGCCTGAGATATTCCTCATCATAAAATCTAGCCTCCGCAACGAGCAACTCGCTGCGAATCTGAGCCAAAAGAGGTTCCAGCTGAGACATGACCTCGTCATGAGTCTCGTCGTCAATGGGATCATCCACGAGCATTGCTTGGCAGTGCTTGAGATAAGTCTCATAGACAATATCTTTAGACAAAGGGAGGCAGCCCCGCTTTGCTTGAAGAAAACTGTACCAAAGGTGTGTATTCTGTTTATTGACAGACATACGACTTTTAGCCCAGCCCTTGAAGGGTCCTTTCCGGAAACGGAAGGCCACGTCGGGAGCTGGAGGAAGTTCCACTTTCAGGTACTTTGC